TTCATTAACAACATTCGCCTCATTAGTTTTTCACCCGTATCCCGTGATGCGGGTTTTTTTACGCCCAGAGGTTAATGAATAGCCTGCTTGTGCGGCAAAAAGACTTTCAGCTTGCTGCTTTATCGAACCAGAGTTATCTGTGTGTCACGCCAAAAACTAAGGGTAAAAGACATGCTAAAACAGCAAGATATGACGAAAACGGGAAAGGCAGTTTTCAATGAATTAAACGACAAACCCGCCACGGTGGGGGAAATTGCACAGAATACACATCTGACGCGTGAACGATGCCAGTTAATACTGACGCAGTTAGTAATGGCGGGCTTATCGGAATACCAGGTTGGATGTTACAAGCGCCTCCAGTAAACGGAGGCTTCTGCTGTGAAATGGGCGGCTGGTGGGTGTTGTAGCACCCGACCAGCCATTCGCTCATGTCTTATGGTCACAAGCGAACCGAGGCCCACAGCTTTAGCGCTAAAGCACAGTGAGCCTACCAGAGAGCCGCTTACTGATCTATGAAAAATACTGTAATTTTAAACAGTGTTGAGTTGTTCAACGCTGATTGTCTTCAAGTTCTTGCTTCCCTTCCTGATAATTCCGTCGATCTCATCGTTACCGATCCGCCTTACTTCAAGGTGAAACCCAACGGCTGGGATAACCAGTGGCGGGGTGATGCTGATTATCTGTCATGGCTCGATACTTGCCTGGCTGAGTTCTGGCGGGTGATGAAACCAAACGGAAGTATTTACCTGTTCAGTGGCCATCGCCTGGCGGCTGATATTGAACTGCTGATGCGTCATCGCTTCAACATTCTGAACCACATCATCTGGGCGAAACCTTCTGGCCGTTGGAACGGTTGTAATAAAGAAAGCTTGCGTGCTTATTTCCCTGCTACTGAACGCATTCTGTTTGCCGAGCATTATCCGGGGCCGTATAAGCCCGACAGTTATGCCAAAGAGTGTGACAGTGCTAAACAGCATGTACTGGCTCCGCTGATTGATTACTTCCGTAATGCACGCGCAGCGCTGGGTGTAACGTCAAAGCAGATCGCCGATGCGACGGGCAAGAAGAACATGGTTTCGCACTGGTTCGGTACCAGTCAGTGGCAGTTACCAAACGAAGCGGATTATTTAAAACTACAGGCGCTGTTCACTGAAGTAGCCATTACGAGGCATGTGAACCACGAGCTGGACAAGCCACACCACCAGCTGGTGGAAACATGGCAGTCATTAAACCGAACTTACTCTGATCTGCTGAGTGAGTTCAAAGCTCTCCGGCGTCCGTTTGCTGTTTCAGTTTCGGTTCCGTACACCGATGTTTGGACCCACAAGCCTGTCCAGTTCTATCCAGGCAAGCACCCTTGTGAAAAGCCCGCCGATATGTTGCGGCAGATTATCAATGCCAGCAGCAAACCCGGCGACGTGGTAGCTGATTTCTTTATGGGTTCCGGATCGACAATTAAGGCGGCGTTGGAATTAGGCCGCAAGGCTATTGGCGTGGAGCTGGAAGAGGAGCGTTTCAAACAAACTGTAGAAGAGATACTTCATCGGTCGCCATAGCGCGGCCATTTTTCGTTTCCCCTCATGTTGAGAGGATGCACAGCAAAAGAGGGGGCTTGATGGCCGCTGATCCAATATCTAGTACCGGAGCAGCAACTGCATTAACTGGAGTCACATTCTTCGGTATTCTTTCTGGCCTTGATTACGGCGTTGTATTTGGTGCTTTCGCTGGTGCCGTTTACTACGTCGCTACTGCAGCAGACTTGACTACACCACGCCGCGTTGCTTACTTCCTCGTATCTTATATTGCCGGGGTACTTTGCGCGGGGCTGGTGGGTTCAAAGCTTGCAGTTGTGACGGGCTACAGCGACAAACCTCTTGATGCACTTGGCGCAGTAATCATCTCGGCGTTAGCCATTAAGATCCTCACTTTCATCAACAATCAAGATTTAGCCGGGGTCTTCTCGCGATTCAGAGGGGGAACCAATGGTAACAAGTGACCCAATAGCGACAGCAAACGCTCTGATCTGCGTCGTGATAGTCGGTGTGCTGATGCTCTACCGTAAGAAAGGGGCTCGTCATCGCCCCTGGATATCTCATCTCGCTTATTTTGCTGTGCTGGTTTACGCCAGTGTTCCTATCGCCTATCTGTGCGGCATCTATGCCGAATCACACTGGCTGGTGGCGTTGGTGAATCTCATTATTTGTATCGTGGTGCTGCGTTCCCGGGGGAATGTGGCTCGCCTGGTCGATGCTTTGAGGCTCCTATGACTAAAGACGAAATCTTTGAAGCCATACTCGGCAAAGAGGGCGGTTACGTTGATCACCCAGATGATAAAGGTGGCCCGACCCGTTGGGGTATCACTCAGGCAGTAGCCAGGGCACATGGTTATTCAGGCAGCATGAAAGACTTACCTCGCTCAACAGCCCTGGAAGTTCTCACCGCTGATTATTGGGCTGGCCCGCGCTTTGACCAGGTAGCTTCACTTTCGCCTTCTATTGCCGCTGAGTTATGTGATACCGGCGTGAACATGGGCCCGTCAGTGCAGAGCAAATGGTTTCAGCGCTGGCTCAATGCCTACAACCAACAGGGGCAGTTATACCCTGACTTGATTGCTGATGGTCAGATAGGCCCGCGAACAATCAGCGCGCTCAAATCATTTCTGGCGGCGCGTGGTAAAGACGGTGAGCAAGTCATGCTTAAGTCGATTAATTGCAGCCAGGGGCAACGTTATCTTGAACTGGCAGAGCAGCGCCCGGCTAACGAGTCGTTTGTTTATGGCTGGATGAGAGAGCGGGTGGGGTTATGACAATTGAAATGATTCTTGGCGCTATCGGGCTGGTGGTTGCAGCTATCGCTGGAGCATTCGGCATTGGTCATTCACGCGGCACCAGCAAAGCGGAATCGGCAGCCGATATACAGCGTACCGAAGAGAACGCCGCAGCAGTCGAAGCCGTTTCAAACCGTCGTGTGGAAGCAACAAAGGGGGCAAGTGATGTTCAGCAAGCTGTTAACCATATGCCTGATGACGATGTTGATCGCGAGCTGCGCGAAAACTTTACCCGCAAAACCTGAAGTCATCGATACATCGTGTGACTGGGTGAAGATCATCTACCTGACTGAGCACGATATTGAAGTGATGGACAGGCAGACTAAGAAAGACATCCTGACCCATAACAAGACATGGCGGGCAAATTGTTCTTCAAAAAACTCTCCTTAGATATTGTATGTAATCAATAGACAAGCAGGCTAAAAACCTTTATTGTTCCATGGGATCCCAAAGGTTAACTAAAGGTAAAATCATGGCAAAAACATACTTTCCATTTGAACGCACTGTTGAGTTAGTTACAGCTTCAAAGCCACATCCAGATAATACGTATTACAAAGTGTCGCGAGGCACAGAACTCTGGGATGGAGAGAATGTTGAAGTATTCAAAGTTCAAATGGTTTATGACGGAGAGATTGCGGGAAGACGTAGTCCATCATATCCAGTTGGAACGGATGACCACCAACGCGTACAGCTCGCAATAGAGAAGATCATTCGTTCAAGATAATTTGCTGGCCGTTTTGGTGGGTTTTTTAGTATTAACCAGATCATGCCAATACCCTAAAGGCCAGTCAGTTCATCGGAGATATTGCAAACGGCAACGTATTCGCCGATACGAGCTTTTCCGGCTCCAGCGGAATAGTGACCAGGTCATTCCGATATATTGACAGTACCGAGGATACTCAGGCTAAACAAATTGTGATCATGGCGACCATTGAATCCAACGTATTGCTTCCGGGAAGTGGGGTTGATGTGTCGATGACTATAGGCGGTCAGGCTAAGAACTATCGGTTTGTACCTGCATCTGATGCCAATCCATCGGGCGATCGCCTGGCGAGCGCGACTGCTATGTTCAGTGCTCGTTTGAGTAGTCGGACGGTTGATTGCACGATTTCAGTTAAAGGATCTAACCCCTCGCGCATCCTGTCACCGACAATGCTTATTTTCCGTGGTTCTGGCTCCTTCTCACAACTCTAGGCAGACAATTCGCCTTAATTCCACATTAATTCAAATTCTGACCCGCTTCGGCGGGTTTTTTTATGGAGTAAATATGATTTACACAACAGGCACTATTGCAGGCAATGGCAGCACCATCACCGGTACCGGCACAAACTTTACTGCTGCCGGCAGTCTTATTCGCGTGGGCTGCACGCTGATTGCCTTCACCAACCCGGTACAAGTCCTTCAAATCACTGCAGTGACCAGTGGTAACGCTTTATCCGTCACCCCGGCAGTGAGTCCTGCAATTGCAGCCGGCACGAGATTTGCCATTCTACTGAGCGACAGCCTGAGTGTTGACGGGCTTGCACAAGACATTGCCGAAACGTTTGGCATGTACCAGAAATACATGGGGGGATTCTCTGATGTGATGAACGGCACTGGCGATGTGACGATTACTATAAATGGTCAGGCCGTTACTGTGCCAGGGCAGAAATCAGTAGCGAAGAAGGGTGCTAACACTGATATCACTAGTCTGGGTGGGTTAACCACTGCATTAAGTGTAGGCCAGGGTGGTACAGGCGGGAAGACGCAGTCGGAGGCTCGCGCGGGCATAGGTCTGGGAACTGCATCAACTAGAAATACAGGAACCGCGCAAGGAGATGTTCCTGTCGTTGGTCAGTTTGGCCTCGGTGGCCAGGCCGTACTTTTAAATAACGCGGATATTGCTAATCCTATAACGGGTTCACAATTGTTCATGTACGGAGGGGGGGGGAGTGGTTACTGGACCCAGTGGGGGGCAGGGGTAAAACTTAACTATGGAGGCTCACACAACTTCCATATGTATCTGGCGGGTGACGACGCAACGCTCTTGACCCTGGTTCATAATTTTGCGGCAGGAACTCCCCCC